GGCGACAACAAGCAGATCCAGCTCGAGACGCGGCGCAAGGCAGAGTTCATCGAAAAGCTGGTGCGGCCGCCGATGGGCGCCAACCCCGAGCTGAAGAACGAGCCCTCATCGATTATCCCCGGCAACATCACCTACACGAACACGGACAACGGCAAGAAGGGATTCTGGCCGCTGTTCGAGGTCCAGCCAGCGGCGCTGGCGCCGATGATCCAGGACATCAAGGACGTGAACGCGCGGGTTGAGAAGGCGCTGTTCGTGGACGTGTTCATGGCGATCACGCAGATGCAGGGCGTGCAGCCGCGGAACGAGTTGGAGCTCACCAAGCGCGACCTCGAGCGGTTGCAGAAACTGGGACCGGTGATCGAGTTGGTCGAGGCCGAGCTGCGGATCGCCCTGCAGCGGGTGATGGACATCATGGCGCGCCGGAAGATGCTGCTGCCCAAGCCGAAGTCGATGCAGAACGTGCCGATCAAGATCGGATTCCTGTCGATCATGCGGATTGCCCAGCAGTCGGCGGCGAGCGTCGGCATGAAGGACTTCTTCGCCACAATGGGTGGGCTGTCGAGCGCGGCCAAGGCAGCGGCCGTCCCGGATCCGCTCCGCAAGGTCAATCTCTCCAAGGCCGTCGATAAGTTCGCGGATGCGATGAACATCCCGGCCGATCTGCTGTTCACCGATGATGAGGTGGCGGCACACGACAAGGCACGGGACCATGCGATGCAGCAGCAGCAGGCGCCACAGCAAGCCATGGCAGGCGTGACCGCGGCCAAAACCCTGTCGGAAACCAAGGTCGGGGGCGACAGCGCCCTCAGCGCGTTGCTGGGGCAGGGCGGGCAATGAGAGTCGCGATAGCCGTCCCGTCCTATTCTGACTGGAAGGCCCCGATGGGCATCAGCATGGCGATGCTGGCCTCGTATTGCACGGCCAAGGGCATCCAGTTCGCCCTGATCTCGCACGGCGGGACGCAGGTGGCGAAGGTTCGCAATGAGTTGGTGCGGATGGCGCGCGCGTCCGGTGCGGACTGGATTCTGTTCGTCGACGACGACATGACGTTCCCGATGGACGCGCTGGCGCGGCTGCTGGCGCACGACAAGGACATCGTGGGCGTCGCCGCGTGCGCGCGGGTGCCGCCCTATGGCGTCGGCGCTGTGCTGGTGCAGCCGGTGACGCAGTCTCCCGCTGAGGCCACGCGGCTCGGCATGGGCATGATGTTGGTCCGCATGTCGGTGTTCGATCGCACGCCGGCGCCGTGGTTCGCTCATTCGTTCGAGGAGCCGAAGATACCGGATAACCCCGACGGTGAGATGGGCGAGGACTATTATTTCGTCCGGAAGGCGCTGGAGCATGGCTTCTGTTCGTCGACGACGACATGACGTTCCCGATGGACGCGCTGGCGCGGCTGCTGGCGCATGACAAGGATATTGTGGGCGTCGCCGCGTGCGGCCGCGTGCCTCCGTATGAGATCGGTGGGGTGCTTGCCGAGCAAGCATCAAGCGGGCTGGTCGAAGCTCTGCGGCTCGGCATGGGCATGATGCTGGTCCGCATGTCGGTATTCGATCGCACGCCGGCACCGTGGTTCGCTCATTCGTTCGAGGAGCCGAGGACACCGGAGAATCCCGACGGCGAGATGGGCGAGGACTATTATTTCGTCCGGAAGGCGCTGGAGCATGGCGCGAGGGCCTATTGCGATCTCGATCTCACGCCGAGCATTGGCCACATCGGAGACCAGGTATTCCACGTCACGCCGGACCAATTGAACGGCGGATTTGGCCGGGCCTCGCCACTGAGCGCCATCCCATCGTGGAGCATCAAGAAGTAGGTCGCTGGCGATAGATGTTGACACCGCTGGAATTACGGCAGTATGTTTGCTGTCGCATGAGCCATTCCGGCCATGAAAGAGGACAGCATCACATGAGCGAAGTCGTGGGGCAGATCAATCTTCTCGAAATCCTTCCGGAACTGACCACCCATCAGCGCAGGGTTATCGGATTGCTCTTGGAGGGCAAGACGAACAAGGAGGCAGCCAAACAGCTTGGCGTCAGCCCACGGACAGTGGAAGATCATCGCAGCGGGGCCATCATGAGAACGAAATGTGGGAACATCATGAAACTGGCGCACCGTGTGCACGGCTCGCCGACGATCGTCCCCTGATCAGTGTTCCACGATCGGCTTGACGACGTAGCCAGCATTGGCCAGCAGCAGCAGGAAGATGTCGACGGAGAAGGATTCGTCGGCATCTTCGCATAGGACGTCGAATACCTTCTCCAGCGCCTCGCGCGCGCCGTTGCCCTTGGGCTCGCTCATTTCTTCACTGACCATCCGCGCTTCTCCTCTTTCATCCGCTGCTCGTCACGTTCGGCCCATGAGCCGATGTAGAGGCCGGCGCAGAAGGTTGCGATCAGCACCAGGGTTTCAATCATCTCGTTCCTCCTCAATGATGATAGCCAAGCTGACGGCAAGCCAGAGCGCGATGGCGGCGAGCAGCCAGATCACGCGACGTGCTCCGTGTGCTTCTTGACCCATTCTTCGACGTCGGTCCGGAGATAATAGACCCTGGACCACCGGACGCGGTTGAATGGCGGGCCGCCGCCGGCATTGTTGTTTGATGCGAGATTGTTGAGGCGGCCGACCGATATCGGATAGCCGAGATAGGCCAGATAGGTCGCGCACTCGCCGCGGGAGAGGTATTCTTTCTTTTCGAGCGGGTGGCTCACCGCAGCGCCTCGTCGATCAGCTCGTAAACGCAGCCGGCCTTGTCGTCGTTGCCGATCCCAATCTTCACCATGGATGCCCTCACGGCCTCGATCGCGGCTCGCGATAGAGCGGCCATCAAATCATCATTCGATCCGTCTGGATTGTCGGCGACAAATTTTGCGCCAGCTTCATCCATCGCTCGCGCCACCCGCCTCGTCATCTCGTTCATCGCACCCGCCTTTTTCATGCCGCTTGTTTTGTTTTAACACGATTTGACGCGATTTTCAAAGATAGGAACAACATCTTGTAGGGCCGGCGAAACGCGGCCACTAATCCCCGCCATGGGGAACCTGACCGAAATCGAGATCTTCAGCTGTTTGAGCGAAAACTTCCGCCTCGCCGCGGAGGATTGCGACAAACTGGCCAAATTGCCGCGAAAGGGCCGGAGCTATTCCAGCCTGCGCGACAAGCTGGAGCTGCTGGAAGGCGCGTGTCGGCAAGCCGCAGTGTGGCGCCAGGACACCCGCTGGCTGTCGATCGGCATGTTCATGGGCGAGTGCCACAAGCGCGCCGGCGAATGGCTGCGCGGCGTCAAGGTGCCAGGCGGGCCGCGCGTGAAACTCGCGCCCGGCCATATCCACCCCCTTTTCATGAAGCTCGGCGAATGGCTGCGCGGCGTCAAGGTGCCAGGCGGGCCGCGCGTGAAACTCGCGCCCGGCCATATCCACCCCCTTTTCATGAAGCTGGCCGAGAACCTTCGCGCGGCCGAGGCACGCGCAGAGGAGTTTCGGACCAAGGCCACGGGCAAGGTCGGCATGATCCTGCCCGACGCCGCACCGGCACCGCACCGCGACACTGTGCCGGTCGGATGGACCCGACCGAGCGGCCTGATCATTCCCGACGGCGTGAGGCTCAATTGAGCGGCGAGGAAGATGGCGAAGACCTGCCCATTGCTGGCGAGCCCGAGCCCCCGTTCTTCGACGCGGGCGACCCCGCCGCTGTCGGCAAGCGGCGACGCAACGCGAAGGTCAAGGAGCACGAGTCCGATCGGTTCTGGGCTCAGGTCTTCGCCTCCGAGGTCGGCCGCCGCGAGATGTTCGCCCTGCTCCGCGATGCAAAGGCGTTCGAGGTTCGCTTCGCATGCGGGCCGAATGGCTTCCCTCAGCCCGAGGCGACATGGTTTCAGGCCGGCGAGTCTGATTGGGGCCGCCGAATGGCGGATACCTGGATGGTTCGCCACCCGCACGAGTTCATTCTCATGTTGCAAGAGAATGATCCCCGCTTCAAAAAGGACAGCAAATAATGGCCGATGAGCCGATTGGATCAACGCCGCCCACGACCGGGGTTGAGGGAGCGCCGGAGCCCGCAGCAGTCTTGTCCCCTGCTGCGGCTCCGGTTGCGTCTCCCGAGGTCGTCGCGGAGCCAGTTGCGCCGGCCGCTGCCGAGATCCCGGCGCCTGAGCCGACACTACTGCAGAAGTTCGATGCGGAGAAGGTGGCAGCGGAGCCGCCCACGGCCGCACCGCCTGCCGAGGTCAAGGCCGAGCCTGCCGCGCCGCCGGCTGCCGATGCCGCCGAAGCGCCGAAGCCGGAAGCCGAGAAGCCCGCTGAAGCCGCGGCACCGGCCGAGCCCGCCGCCATCGAACCGATCTCCTACGAATACGCCGTGCCCGAAACCTTGGTGATGGACGACGCCGCCAAGGGCAAGCTTCACGGCGCCCTGGATGCGTTCCGGACCGACCCCACCAAGGGCGCGCAAGGGCTGATCGACCTGCATAACGAGTCGATGCAGACATACGCCGACAGCCTGGCGCGCGAGCAGCACCGGGTATTCGGCGAGACGCGCAAGGGCTGGCAGACGCAGGTCATGGCAGACGAAGAGCTTGGCGGCGCCGGCTACCAGACCTCCATGGGCGCGATCGCCCGGATGCGCGACCTGCTGGTGCCCGAGGGCCGCCGCGAAGCGTTCGACCAGATGCTGACCGTGACCGGTGTCGGCGACCATCCCGAATTTCTGCGTCTGCTTCACAACGCGGCGCGGATCTACGACGAGGCGCCAATGCCTCAGCCCGGTGCCCGGCCGACGCCGGACGCCGGTAAACCGCAGGGTCGTGGCCTGCGGAGTCTCTACAAAACGCAGGGGCAGGACCGTCAATGATCCCTGGAATGGTAATATCGCGACCTGTTCGGGTTTTTCACGGCGAAATCGCCGTGGAGGTCGTCGATCTTTGCCTTTCGCGCTGCCACGGCTTCTTCAAGCGTGTGAAAATGGGCGCGCCAAAGCGATCTTCCGCCCCTGTTGATCCTAGCCTCCCATTTTTGGCTCTGAGTGACAAACCAGACGCCAACATGGCCGGACTTATTGTTCCTCTGCCTTGCTTTGTTGCACGCATTGGTAGAGCTATCCGCGCGGCGAAGCATGCTTATGCGATTGTCTGCTCGGTCGCCATATCTGTGGTCAATCTCATTCGGCAGCCATTGGCCGTAGGCGATCAGCCACGCGAGCACGTGAGCGGCGTAGTGGATGCCGTTCCTGCCAATCTTGCCAATCTGGATCTTGACGTAGCCGCTCTTGGCGACGGTCCCGGCTCGCTTGCCGGCATATCTGGAGTTCCATTTTTTCGGCATGTCCGGTCGGTGGCGCCATGTGAAAAATCCAGTGGCCGGGTCGTAATCCAGAATCGACTTGACGAAGTCGGCTTCCAAAGCCGGGTGAGTCTTGATCGGCATTCAGCTTTCCTTCCATGGGGATGGGTGGAGGCGAATGACGTAACACGCATAGGCGATGATGTCTATGTTCACGCTAACTCATTGAAATAGGAGGCTATCATATCAACAGGCAGTTGGCCGACACTCTCGGATGTGGCCTCCCGAGTCGATCCGTCCGGCGACATGCACCAGATTGCGGAAATGCTGTCGCAGTCCATCGCGCTGACCAAGGATCTCTACATGATCCCGTCGAGCGAAATGTTCGGGCACGAGTTCGCGTTCCGGACCAGCATTCCGGCCGGCTCCTGGCGCCAGATCAACCAGGGCGTCCCCTACAGCAAGTCGACCACCGCCAAGTCGCGGATCGGCCTCGGCACGCTGGAGGATTACTCCCAGGTCGATCGCCTGCTCGCTGAGGGCAGCGGCGATATCGTCGGCTTCCGCGAGAGCGAGGACGTCGCGTTCCTGGAAGGCATGGGCCAGACGATTGAGCAGACGGCTTGGTACGGCAACACGGCCGTCAACCCGGCGCAGTTCATGGGTCTGTCGACCTTCTACAACACCGTATCGACCGCGACCGCGCAGAACGGCGCGAACGTGATCGACGGCCTCGGCACGGGCAACAGCAACGCCTCGATCTGGCTGCTGTGCCACGGCGCGCGGACCTTCACCGGCCTGTATCCCCGCGGGACCAAGGCCGGCTTGTCGATGGAAGACAAGAGCGATGTGACGCCCGCCTACGACTCGCTCGGCAACCGGTTCGAGGCCTATACCTCGTGGTTCCGGCAGATGATCGGCATCCTCCCGATCGATTGGCGCTATTCGGCGCGCATCGCCAATCTGGACGTGACCAACGCGGGCTTGGCCGGCCCGAACGCCTATGACATCTTCGCCGGCCTGCGTCAGTTGATGCTGCTGCCGCCGACCCTGACTGCGACCACGTCGGGCATCACCAACTCCGACGCGCCCGGCGAACCGGCTCCCGGCATTCGCCCGGTGATCTACAGCAACCGCACGGTGCGCCATTGGGCGGACGTGCAGGGAATGCGCGACCGCAACGTGCTGCTGACCGTCGACGACTACGCAGGCAAGCCGACGATGGGGGTGAACGGAATCCCCTGGAAAGTTTCAGATCAGCTTTTGACCACGGAAAACCGGGTGACCTGATCCCGGTCGGGCTTCGTCTACCGCATCAACTCAAGGATCCTGACCATGATCATCGACAGCCTTATTTCCTTCGTAAGCATCGGCGCGCCGCTGTCCCTGGTGGCCGGCGCTGCTCAGTCCATCCCGTCGACCAACACCTACGACCTGCTCGGCCTGGGTGTCGGCATCAACCC